CATCGTAGAGATCATCACAGCATCTCCACGCTTCATAAGCTGCTAGTCCTTTATCGTTTGTGCATTGAGCAGTGCCATTGCTTGGGTCAATCCTTTTACCTTCAGCAGTTTCAAACTCTTTTGCATAACCCTGTTTCTTTTTATCTACATGAGCAGCTACGTTTGCTTTTGTAAATCGTTGGGTTGTATAATCTACTCTTACATTATTCATTGATAACCTCCTTATCCATGTATGAAAAAATGTGGGCAATGACATCTATCGTCCACCCATTGCCAAGCATCCTATATCTTTGTGTCTTTGATGCACCCTCGGTATATCCATCAGGCACGGTTTGTAATCTCTCACACTCTAGTGGTGTAAGTTTTCTCCAAGATAATCCCTCAATCATTTGACCTTGTTCTTCTTGTTGAATGAGGACACTATCCTTTTGAACTGTTGTAAGAGCATTAGACTTTTGGTCTGCTCTTAATTCTAATTGTTGTGAGGTTGTACCTTCTTCATTGTACCTACCTCGAACTGCACCACCTGTAATCTTGGGTGGTGTATGTGTCATAATCGTAGGAGCCTTACCCGTTTCATCATACACTCTACGATTTCTTTCATTGTCTTTGAGTATCTCCTCTGGAATATCAAATGCTTTCATTGGAGTTTTGTATGCTACCTTTGGTTCGGTGTTACCACCTCCCATTGTAGTTAGTGTTGGTGACTTGCCATCAGGACTATAAACTCTCTTGATCATGTCATGTCCTTTGATGTCTGCCTCTCCAACTTGCATTGGTTTTCTTACACCAACCATTCCCCAATTATTCCATCCATTCCCATCTCTTGCGAGAACCGCACCTGCTTTTTGTACATCTGCTTTGAGTAAAGTTTTGCCAAGGTTTCCAACTAAATCACAAATGGGTCTGCCTTGCTCATCACAAGCTAGGTAATCTCCTTGCCTTCCATTCTTTACATACTCCGATGCAGATAGATTACTTGCTTTCTCTTTGTCACTTGTAATCAAGCAGCTATCTTTGTTGTTTTTGATTTGTCTTTTTACAAAGTTATCTGACATGAGTGTTGGGTCATTGGGTTCCTCTTCTAAAATATCCCTCAACACAATGTTTTTATCTTGTGGTTGTTTGATGTTGGGAATGTTCGTCCAATAAAATCTTTGTCTTGATTGTGCGCTAACCAATGAACTATTAATGAAGTGAGGTTCAAACCTTACGGTGTTAAACAAATCAAGAAACTCTCTATCTACTTCATCACTTGTGTAACACTCAGATACCTGGTCGGTTATAACTCCAAGGTGTTGAGGCTCCATCCTCACATTCTCAAGTAAGAAATACTTTGGTTTGATTGCTTTGAGTAATCTTACAAACTCAAAGAACAACGCAGATCTTGGGTCATCGAATGCAAGTTTCTTTCCTGCAAAGCTAAAGCCTTGGCATGGTGAACCAGCCAACATGAGATCTACATCCATGTAGTCTTTGGCATCTACCTTGGTGACATCACCAATCTGAATTGTGTTTGGGAAATTCTTTTGAGTTATTGCGATAGCGTGTTTGTCTATCTCTGATGCATAATACTTATCAACTTTGATACCAAGTCTTTGCAATGCTAACTGCCCACAACTCATGCCATCAAAGAGGGATAGCACTTTCATTTATGCTACCCTCTTCAATGCATTGCTCACTGTTGATGCATACCAATCACCACCCCTCGCAGTTTGGTATCCTTCATCATTCAAGTGTTGTGCAATTTGTTTCATAGTCTTACCCTGACCTAGCTGGTCTTTGATTACAGGTAAAACTTTAGATGCAAATCTATCTGCTCTTGCTTTGATAACTGCGTTGCCTGCATCTGAAGCTGCTTGGTTTGGATTGCCAAGACTAGTTACTTTCTTACCCGCTCTTGATATAAAGTAACCCTTCTCTTTTATCTCTGCCTTTTGTCTATCGTGAGCTGCCTTGGTTCTCTCACTTATCTTGATACGTTCCATTTGTTGAACTGTAAAAAAGAAACCTGCGTTCTGCGGCTCAAGACTTTGATTGTCTAAAGATACTAACTCAAGTTTATTACTCATCACATTATCTCGATACCAGGTAGATACCTCTGCAAGATCACGTCCAAGTCTTGATAGGTTAGCAACTACCAATGGCACGTTAAGTTTTCTTGCTAGTTTAGTAGCAGCTAGAAACTCAGGACGTTCTGCGTTTGGTGTCTTACCTGATACACCTTCCTCGATAAACCAATCTACTTCAGCATCTGGAAATGCTCTTGTAATTTGATGCTTTTGGTTTTCAACAGTTTGTTCCTTTGTTGAAACTCTTAATATTGAAACTATCTTTTTATGCATTGCGTATCCTCCTTGTTCTTGTCATCTTCTACTAATATACTCATTAAAGAACATAATGCAAGAGGTAAATAAAATTAATGTTCTCATTAGGTTCTCTATATACAAAAGATAAGGCTATGATATATTTGCTAGATATCTGATAGATATTTAGGAGGTAACATTGCAAAAGAAACAGGAGAAGGTAGACAAGTTAACTGAAGAACTACACTACCAAGCTAACCTGGTGCCGATGTATGTAAAGATTAGTCCAGAGGTAAAGCAGCTAGTAGAGAACCAAGCCAAGATTGAGAGGCGAACACTTGCATCGATGGTTGAGGTTTTACTTCGCGATGGTTGCGAGGCCAAACGTGCGTAGCAAATATGGAAACAAAAGATACACATTGGACGGCATCAGTTTTATGAGCAAGGCGGAAGCCGCTTACTATTGGTTTCATATCAAACCGAGAGAAGCCAAAGGTGAGATAACAAACTTGGTATTCCAACCAAGGATACGATGTGAAGTGGGAGGACAAAAGATATGCGATTACATTGCAGACTTTTCTTACTTCGACAGGCAAGAAGAAGGGCAACATG